GCGCACCAAGAGTGGCAAGCCGTCCACACAAGGTCCAAAAGCAACCGGGGAGCGATATCTACCGGAAAAGGCCATTAAAGCCCTCTCCGCGAAAGAATACGCTGCTACGACTCGCGCAAAGCGTAAAGCCACGAAGGCCGGGAAGCAGGTTGCCAAGCAGCCCAAGAAGATAGCGAAGAAGACGCGGGCGTACAGGAAAGTTTAATGTCAATCACGTCATACCCCAATGTCATGACCTTTGCAGACGGTGTTGGCTCCTTTCCATACTTCTTGCAGGTTTCTCGCGGTCTTATTGACGGCCACAAGCGCCTATTCAAGTTTGGTCACAATCCTGTAATTCAAGACGTAGAAGAAACCATTTGGGATGGTGGGGGTCTTTACACTTATCCTTCCAGTGCTGTGGCCATGACAGTGACTAGCGGCGCAGGTGCTACGGATAACGATGTGCAGGTAAATGTGGGCGGTCTTGACGGGGATTACAACGAAGTCAACGAGACTGTCACACTGGCTGGTAGTGGTACGGCTACAACAACCCAAACATTCCTACGGGTTAATCGCTGTTTCATAGCGGGGTCTACTGCTCCCACTGATGACGTGACTGTAGCCAATGGTGGCACTACTTACGCACAGATTACCAATGGTGAAAATCAAACCTTGATGACAGTGTGGACTGTGCCCGCTGGATATACGGCATATCTAATGGCACTAGACGCTACTGCGTTTACAGAACAGAATAACAAGGTCGCTACGTTGCGCTATCTTACACGGGAACTTAACGGTGTGTTCCGTGTTAAAAATAAGTTTGATTTGTTTGCGGCAGCGTTTCATCAGAACTTTATTACGCCTGAACCTATTTCGGAAAAGACAGACATTGAGTTCCGCGCTGTAGCCACTAGTTCGAATGCAGACTTACGTGTAGCTGCTTCAATGGACATCATTTACATAGAGAACTAGCGATGGAAGTACGTAAAAAACGGACGCTTGCAGCGCAGCTTACGACGGCGAATGCAGACATATACACTGTTCCTGCACGGTTTAACGCAGACATCAACAGCATCTATGTTAACAACGAGTCCGGTAGCGCAGTCACATTTAGCCTCGACTGGTATGACGCTGCCACAACTACGTATTACACGCTGGCAGAAACTGTCGAACTTCCTGCCAACTCTTTGCTACAGATTACTGACTATCCCCTGTTCTTGGTGAAGAACGACAAGATTCGCGGACTGGCAAGTGCAAACAGCGCCGTGAATATTACAATCTCTGTCGAAGAGTATTACGAAACTGCACTTTAACCTCGCCTAAAAGGAGAAAACCTCATGGCAATCACAACTGCAATGTGTACCAGCTTCAAGTCTGAACTTTTGGGTGGTTTACACGATCTTGACACAGACTCTCTTAAAATCGCCCTCATCAAAGAATCCCCATCCGGGACTTACGGTGCGGCTACAACCAACTACTCGGACGTAACTGGTAACTCTGATGAAGCGTCCGGCACCAACTACACTGCTGGTGGACAGGTACTCGACGGTGCGTCGATCACTACAGACGGCACTACGGCTATCGTTGACTTTACTGACGAAGTGTTTTCGAACGTCACTGTTTCTGCTGACGGCTGTATCATCTACAACACGGCCAATAGTAATTCAGCCATTGCTGTTATCGATTTCGGTGGCACTGTTTCTGCTACTGCCGGTGACTTGACTATTGAATTTCCTGCTGCTGACGCATCCAACGCTGTAATCCGTATCGCGTAAGGAGTAGAACATGGCGTTCTACGACACCACAGATGCTCTCTACGGCACTGGTGCGTATGGTTCCGCAAGTTACGGAATCGTCCAACCTGAAGTAGCAGTTACGGGTGTTTCTGCAACAGGAACAGTCGAATCTGTTGCTGCTGGTGGCTTTGAAGTAGATATCAGCGAGAGACTAGGCTCCGTATCTGCAATAGGATCTATCGGTAGTGTTGAGGTAATTCTTGATACTGCTTTCCCTGATGGAGTATCTGCTACAGGTTCAGCCGGGTCTGTTTTTGTAAATCTAACTGAGGCACTTAATAGTGTTTCATCAACAGGATTTGCGGGAACTCCTTCTGTAAATATAAACGAACCTATAACAGGTGTAGCCGCTACAGGTTCAGCCCATCCGTTTGGTCGGGTTGTTTCTATTAACCGTATTAGCGTAGTCGGAGTTGTGGCTGCAGGTTCAATCGGAACACTTTCCGAAAATGTTGATGAACCCCTGAGTAGTGTGTCTGCTTCCGGTACTATTGGAACAGTATCGCTTAATATTTCTGAAAGTATTACGGGAGTAGAAGGGGAACTTAATCCTCTCAAACCTTTTACAGCCAGTGGTGATGCACAGCTTTCTACAGCAGAAAAGAAGTTTGGCACTGCTAGTTTACTACTAGATGGAACAGGTGATTTTGTAACAACAAGTTACACTTCGAGTCTGTTAACAAGTTCAGAATGGGCTGTAGATTTTTGGGTTTATTCTTCAACGCTGACAACTCAAACTGCCCATCTTTGGGACTCTCAAAAGTCTAACTCCGGATTCGCCCTGCGTATTAGTAGCGGCAATTTACAAGTAATAAAAGATGGTTCTATAGCTAGGTCAGTTACCGGACAATTAAGTAACAATACTTGGCATCATATTCGACTACAAAGAAGGTACGCCTTTACAGAAATCTTTGTAGATGGGTTCCAAAGAGGTCAGCAAGCAGGTGCAGAATACAGTCCTCATACCTATGTAATCGGGGCCAAAGAAAATGGTTCCGAAGAATTTACAGGATACATAGATGAGTTTAGGGCGTCTACACCAACAGGTCTTTCTGCCGCAAGTTTCACACCTGAAACAGAGGCATACTCTTTAGATGCTAGTACAGAAGCACTGCTTCATTTTGACGGAACAAATGGTTCTACTACAATTACGAATGAAGCATCTAATGTAATTAATCTTACTTTAACAGGTACAGCCAATACAACACTCACAGGCGTATCAGCTACAGGCTCTGTAAACACAGTAGAAGAAAAGCCAACAGAAGCCTTACTAAGTGTAAGTGCAACTACTTTTGTTGGTTCCTTGACTCTCAACACAGCGGCAGGTTTGTCGGGAGTTGTTGGAACAACAGCGGTTAACTTACCTGCACCATCTGATGCGATAACAGTGTTTGACGCGACCACATTCAGTAGGATTAGAACCGTGATTCTGCAGCCAAAAGAAATTACCCCAAATAGAAGGGCAGCGTAAGATGTCTTTGAAGTGGCCAGATAAAGACCCCGATGATCAGCTAGATTACTCTATCAACTGGACCGAGCAGCTTGAAGGGGACACTATATCCAGCATAGTTTGGAAGATTTTCGATGCGGATGGAGTTCTGCAAACGTGGTCTCCCGGACAAATTGTCAACGGCTTGCAGTACGTAAGCAGCACAAACACAAGCACCGTTGCTACAATTTACTTGGGTAGCGGCACTGCGTTTACGACGTACAAGATCGTGTGCCGGATGACTGCCAGTGACGCCACAATCATCGAACAAGAAGTTCGCATTAGAGTCGTGGAGAAAAACTGATGGCATACAACTACCTTTCTCTTACCAACGAAGTTTGCCGCCGTCTGAATGAGACTGAGCTTACGTCCAGTAACTTCTCTGCTGCTTCGGGATTTTACGCACAGATCAAGGACAGTATCAACTCGTCTGTGCGCGACATAAATCAAAAGCACTTTAATTGGCCGTTCAACCACAACACAGACGACATTATCTTGACAGCGGGAGAGCTTCGCTACCCTCTTCCCGAAAACTCAAAGTACGTTGACTTTGATACGGTACGGCTTCGTCGAGATACTAGTTTGAGTGTTGGGTCGGCAGTCCATCTTAAGCAGATGTCGTACGATGAGTATGTTGATCGTTTTATCGACCAAGAGTTCGAGACAGACACATCAAAGGGTACGGTTCCCGAGTATGTAATTCGCTCACAGGACGGAGATATTATCTTCGCCCCAATGCCGGATAAGGCGTACACGGTGGACTACGAATACTTTATGTACCCCGCAGATTTGACTACCTATGACGATGTGCCCACCGTTCCGTTTCGGTTTAAGCACGTAATTGTTGACGGCGCTATGTACTACGCCTATATGTTCCGAGATAATCTTGAATCTGCGGGCCTTTCTCTCCGGAAGTTCGACGAAGGAGTGAAGCACATGCGGACTCTTCTTGTAAACGAAAACGTATACGCACGGGCGGTTTAGATGCCGGATAGGTGGCAAACATACCCCTTTGAATTCAAGGGCGGACTGGTCACTAACCTTTCGCCCTATCAGCAGGGTGTTCAGGCTCCGGGTTCTGCCCGTATCCTGCGTAACTTTGAACCGTCTGTTTTCGGCGGGTATCGTCGTGTTGAGGGATACGAGAAGTTTGACAGTAGCGCACTGTCTAATAGTGGTAATGTTAGAGGTATCGTGAGATACGGGGGGAATGTCTATGCTGCACGGGGTGATGATCTTTTTCGCTCCGCAGGATCGGGATGGACGCAGATCACGGACAACGCCTCGTTCGGCAGCACAGGCATCACTCTTGGCGGATCAGAAAGAATCAGATTTCTTAAGTATGATTTTGACGGCACCGAAAAGATTCTTATCGTGGACGGCAGTGGTAAGCCGTTCAGATTCGACGGAACCACCTTCGAACAGCTAACATCCCTGCCATCTGACACTGCTGGATCAAGTCACATTGTCAACTTCAAGAACCACATCTTTCTTGGAAACGGCAAAAACCTTGTTTTTTCGGCCCCATACGAAGATGATGACTTTACAAGTGCCAGCGGCGGTGGTATAATTAATATTGCAGATACTATAACCGGACTGATTGTTTTTCGTGATCAACTGATCATTTTTAGTGAAACTTCAATTAACAGGTTGGCTGGTAGTAGTGTCGGAGACTTTCAGTTGCAGCCTGTGTCGCGAGATTTGGGATGTGTCGCCGAAGATACCATTCAGGAAATAGGCGGAGACATCATGTTCTTAGGGCCGGATGGTTTGCGGCTCTTTTCGGCTACGGATCGTGTGGGTGATTTTAGTCTTGGGGTCATATCTAAGCCGATTCAGACAGAAGTCACTGACTTGGTTTCGAGTAGCACGGTATTCTCCAGTACCATCATTCGTGAGAAGAGTCAATACCGGCTGTTTGGATTTAACGGCGCGTATACTAACGATGCGGCAAAGGGTATCGCGGGAACACAGCTTCAAGAGGGTATTTCTTGGAACGACCTCCGGGGCTTCAACGCATACGTCACATACAGTGAATACGACGGGTTCGCAGAACGAATATACTTTGCCGCTAAAGATGGCTACGTATATCAGATGGAACAGGGGAACACTCAAGACGGCACTGACATTGTAGCTACATTCGCTACTCCATTTGTTCCGCTGGGCGACTCAGAGCTTCGTAAGACGATATACAAGGGCACTACTTATTTGGATGTGAACGGCGCGTTTGATCTGCAGTTTTCTTTGAAGTTTGACTTTGACCAGCCGGACTCGCCACAACCGGATTCGATACTAAGCTCTGATGCAGGGGCTTCTGTTACTTACGGCTCGGGTATTTACGGCACTTCACTTCTGGGTACAAAACAGAAAGCTATTTTTGAAGTACCCACAATAGGATCAGGATTCACAGTGTCGATACTATATGAAACAACAGGAACTAGTACAGACGCTGTATTTACCGTAGATGCTGCGACTCTAGAATTCGCGACATACGGGAGGAGATAAAAAATGGGTACAGGCTATACTCGTAATGACACTGCGAATAACATCGCAGACGGTAACGTCATCAACGCTTCCGACTTGGACGGCGAATTTGATGCGGTACAAGCTGCGTTCAACGCGACAACAGGACACAGCCACGACGGTACTACCGGCGAAGGTCCGCAGATTGACACGGGGGGTCTTGCTGACGATGCTGTAACTGGCGCAAAGATTGACTCGACAACGACAATTACCGCCGCCGGGTTTACTGGACCTCTCACAGGTACAGCATCCAACGCAGCACTCCTCGACAACATCGACAGCACCTCGTTCCTTCGTAGCGATGCGGCAGATACCAAGACCAGCGGCGACTTGTCATTCAGTGATAGTGTAAAAGCCGCTTTCGGAAACGGGCCGGACCTTGAGGTGTTTCATGATGGGCTTAATTCTTACATCAACGAGGTTGGGACTGGGTCTCTTTATTTGGACACCTCCAACGGTGCAAATGTAAACATCACGGCAGGAGATGGTGCAGAGTCAATGGCCACTTTTGCCGCCAACGGCGCGGCAACATTGTTCCACGACAATATTGCTCGTCTCGCCACCACCGCCACCGGCATCGACGTGACTGGCAACGCTACGTTTGATGACAATGGCAAGGCCATTTTCGGTGCTGGGTCGGATTTGCAGATTTATCACGATGGCAGCAACAGCTACATTGATGATGCGGGTACGGGTTTCCTGCTTATGCGAGGGGCAAACCAAGTTAAGCTGCAAAAATATACTGGTGAGGAAATGCTCACAGCAGTAGCAGATGGCGCTGTCACTCTGTTCTACAACAACGCAGTCAAACTCGCCACCACCTCAACAGGCATTGACGTAACCGGCGACGTTCTCAGTGACACTTTCACACTGGATAACGGTGCAAGTGATTGGCAGTTCAGTGTTGTCAGTAACAACCTTATTATCAGCTATGCTGGTACAGCTAAAATGAAACTAGACACGTCCGGCAATCTTACAGTGACCGGCGATGTTATCTCTGAGGGGACAATCTAATGGCATTCAAAGTAGGAGCTACTACGGTTGTTGACGACAGTGGAAACATTGTCG